GGTAATTCTAGTTCAGAATATGGGTGATACCCCATAATACGAACTTTTACTCTATTTCCCCATCCAGCACCATCTGCTTGGTCTTGCCAACAACTCTGTGGAGCAACTTGACCAATCCACCAACGAAATCCGTCTCTTCCTATAAAATTAGTTTTAAATAAAGATTCCTCTAACATTAGACTTTATTGTTTGGCTTTACTAGACCGAAAGTATCTCTAACTAACATCAAAGCAGTGAAGGATCCTTCACTATCAAAATGATGGCATAACTCCTTAATCATATATAGACCACTTTCATAAGGATCAGGGTCTTCCTTACCTGTAGAAACCTGTCTGAACTCACATTCAATAATATTACCTGCCCTCAGATTAGTATTGAGGGGGACAGTCATTTGTAATCTTTGAGTGAACAGAGAATTATATCTATAGAGTGCTTGTGACTGATACTTAAAAGGATCAGCATTTTCACTGGTTTCTACGTGCTGCTCTAATGTTCCTTTGTCAACAAATCCAGTCATAACTCTCGTTGGTACATCACTAAGAGTTGAGGTTGATGTATCATTCAACTTTGGAAGTGTTGGTGTAGATGATCCAAGATTCTTTGTTGACTTTAGGTGATCAGATATTCTAAACAATCCCTCTTGTTCTCTTGTGAAAGAGAACTTATGAAAATCAAAATAATATCTTTGGGTAGCATATGCGCCCAACCTAAGATTTTCAGTAAGATTTTGATTTCTATTTACAACGTGTGCAGNNTGCAGTGATTTTGAAATCTTCATTCTGACCATCAGCAATTGAATTTTCAACATATTTTGCTACAGGTTTTTCTGTGATTAATTTATCAACAGATCTGAAGTGCAATCCTTCTTTTGTTTGGAAGAACAAGAATCCTGCAACACCATCACCCTTCAAGTCTGGTACTGCCTTTGATGACAACCATCTCAAGACAGTGAATGGTTTTCTCATATTACCGATGAAACCATACTTGTTCTCAGTTTGATCTGGTGGTGATGCTAACTTCGCTTGTAAAACATTTTTTACGAGTTGTTCTACAGTTGCAGTAATATTTTGAGTTGTAGGGTATTTCTTTGTAACTCTTGTGGTTTCATTAGTAATTGCAACTCTTGAGCAAAGATTTAATACTAATGATTCCTGATTGTTATCAGCAAGTACATCCTGAATACCAGATACAAAAAGATAATCATCAGGTTTTGCTGAGAAATCTAGTTCAGGTAAATTATCAGATGCTGGTTTGATCTTAAGTGAAACTCTTTCTGCACCTTTCAATTCTAGACCTTGATACAATGATTTTCCATTGATAACAGGACCAGAGTTGATCACTGAAATTTTGGCAGTAACTGTAGGTGAAAAAATATCCTCATAATATTTGACATACAAAACACCTGCTCTCAGGTCTACTGACTGAGAACCATCTCCAGATTCAATTAGTATTTCCTCAAAAGAAGAGGGATCTGCTGCTGCCATTACGTATATTGCAGTTCTGTGAATATGAAACTATTTAACGAAGTCCCACCACTTTGATTGGCGGCGACAGTGCCATCTGAACCACCATAAGGTGATGATGGTGGTGGGTTTGCCGCTACCTTTGTGGCAGGAATTGGTATTGGAACTTCTATATTTTGATCTTGTGACTGAGCAATGTTTGGTGTTTGCCTTTTAATTGTTGATACTTCATCTGATTTTTTGCCTTCTACGTTAAAAGATTCACCATACTTTTTAATCGCCTCTTCAACCACTTCTGGAGAAACAGTTGCTTTATTTCTTCCTTCACCTCTATAATAACTCTGCCCTCTCTCTACTTGCTGTTTTTTACCCTGCATTGTTTCAAGAACAGGAATACCTGCAAATCCTTGTGCTAAACCTTTAGCAAATCCTGCAGGATCTTTTGCTGCTTTCTCTGCAGTCAATCCTCTCTGTGCTAAAAATGCTTGAGCAAGTTTATCCTGATTCTCTGGGGTGAATTTACTGCTCATAGTCAATCCAGCTGCTTCAACATACCTATCAGGATAAAGCATTTGGTATGCACCGACAGCAGCAGTCTCTCTACCACTACCATCATTTAACTTTTCTTTCTGAAGTGCGACCACTTCAGTGATTGTCATTTCTGTCAAACCTGAAATCGTTTCACTTGGGTACATAGACTCATATCCACCCTCCGCACCTCTTATAAGTTCAAGCACACCTTGTGGTTGACCTCCCAAATTTTTATTAACAAATTTGGATGCACTAACGCGATTATTTCCTTGACCTCCTCCCATGCCCTTAAAGGCTGGTGATTTCTCTGTTGTTTTTGATGTGTTGAATTTTGGTCCAAAAGTTTCTTTGGTCCAATTTTTTAGTCTATCAATACCATCTTCAATATCTTGAATGATATTGTCTAAAGCAGTATTACTGGTGTTAACTTCATCTTCTATAACTTTTTTATCACCTTCAAAACTAATAAGATTTAATTCTTGAAGTTTTTGTGTGAGAGTAGCGTTGAAATTAGTAAACCAACTCACAACTTTATTATACCATTCTTGCAATACTTTAATTACTGCCTGAATTTTTTCTATTAATGCTTCAACACCCCTGATAATTCTTGGGAGATTGAGTAATATCCATCCAACAACAATAGTTCCTAAGAAGTCCATAATCCTTCCAAGGAAACCCTTAGTGCTTGATGCTATCTTCTTTGCTGGAGATCTATTGACAAAAGAACTTACTTTTGTTGCTTCAACTAAATCTTCTTGCTCTCTTCTCAAAACTGCTTGTCTTCTTTTCAAGAACAGTTTAGATCTTTCAAATATTGATCTTCTCTTTGCTACATTGCCTTCATTTACTGTTTTTACAATACCACGGGAGGATTCATTGGCAGAGCGCAATCCCTTCCCAAAAGAACTTAAAGAAGATCTGATTGAAAGAATAGTATTTCTATTTTGTAGGAAGGACTGTCTCATCTTATGCTATAACGTTATATTGTGCAAGAGCACCAAGGATATATGGATTATCGTGATTGTGAGATGCTATAATACCAGGTGATGCTGCAATATTACCACCAGATGCAGGCGCTTCCTGAGCAGTCTCTTCACCATCATTCATAGGAACTGGAATTACATTTACAGTTGGACGAGATGCCTGACTAATAGTTTCAGATACTGTTCTGTTTTTTGATAAGATAGGATCAATTTTTCCAGTTCTTCCAATTTCTTTTTCCTGCTCTATCATTTTCAGGATTTCTGGATCAGTCACCTTATCACCAACCTTGGGTTCTTCAGACTCTTCTTCCCGACCACGATTAAATGGGATTACTTTGAGAGGAACTATCTTCTTATCACCCTCAGATGATGTCACAGGTGATGTCTCAGTTGGTTTTTCGTCAGAGGGTTTGATTGGATTATATGGTGGTAATGGAGGTATTTGGAATGGTTTATATGCATCTAACGTTGGATCAATAATATCACCAAACGTAGTGAAACCACGTCCACCAATCTTTTGTTTTAAAATATCTGGTTCTGGTTGTGGTTCTGGTGGAGCAGTTTGTGGGAAAAGTGTTCGTAAATCAAGAAAAGGTTTTGGTTTTTCTACTTCTACTTGATCATCTCCTCCACCCATAGAGATTGGTGGTAGCATTTGAGGTGGACCATATTCCTCAAATTTTTTCTGAGTCTCTCCAGGATCTGGTAATGCGTCAGGATCCTTAAGAGGTGGTAGAAGATCATTATATAAATCTCTAAGATTTTGGAATTGCTCTCCAAAAAATTGATTTATTTGAGTTACTCTACCCTGAGTTAATTGATCGACAAATGCACCTACCGTTTTAAAGAACTCACCAATAGGTTCTCTAAACAGGGCAATTGCTGCTACACCTGTCAATAACAAAGATATCTTATTAAATCTACCTTTGAATCCACCAGTTGCTACTTTCAGAGCAAGTTTTAATCCAATAAAACCACCAACAGCTACGAGAACACTTTTCTTTATCTCTTCTAATTTTTCAAAGTTATTATCAGCAAGTGCCTGTATTGTTTCAACACCTTTTATTGCTAACCACCCAAAGAATAATCTTTGGAAGAATCCAAATAATCCACCAAGACTTGTTTGTAACTTAGCACCAAGTTTTAGTGCAGGACTAAGAACCTTTGCCTGAATCTTCTTTTCAACTATATTTTCTTTCCCCTCTCTCAACTTCTGTTGAGCTAACCTATTTTCTAATACTTGTTCTTGTCTTTCTTTCTGCCTTTCAAGTGCTTGCGAAGTTGCAAGACTATTTCTTACAACTGCTAATGAATTAGAGAGTTGATTGACCTGAGCACCAAGACTTTGAATCTGATTAGAAACAACTGCTAATTGCAATGTATTTCTACTCAACAATTGCTGTGATTGAGGATCTATACCAGCAGAAGTTGGATCTGCCGCTTTAGGAATAAAAGCGGCAGCAGAAATTCTACGTCTTCTAACTGCTATAGGTGAGATTTCAACCATTCATCTGCTGTTGTTGTGCTTTCAGATTTTCTTCTTCAATATACTGTTGGAGAAAAGCAAGATAAATTTCTTTCTCCCAAGGAATCATATTCTCTAGTTCCGTCAAGCTATATTTATGATGTTGCATCAAGGCAAAATTTATTCGGAAGTATGACTCAAGGTCAGTATGAGCCATACTTACACGAAAAAACTTGCTAATCCCTCAAGTACAACATCATTTACTACTCCAGTGTTTGGATTAGTAACTTTGATAGTATGTGAGAGTTTTGGCATCGTTGTGAAAAACTTCTCAACTTCCTGGAATTGTTTGGAACTCAATTGTTCAACAAAATCTTTCAATTCCTTTTCAGTACAATCTTTTGCAGACCACGATTCCTCTTCACTATAAATCTGCTCAATGCAGGACATAATGATTTTGAACGTATCATCAACATCAATATCATTCACAGTAAAGTTACTCTGAATGAATTCACTCATAGAAGGATATTTAAGTCTCATAGTCAGAGTATCATCAAGTTTGATATCTCTACTATGATCCTTATCAAATTGTACTTGAATCTCATCCAAAGTGATGACTGCAGGAACTTTTGTTTCCCCATCATCAGGACAAGTAATCATAACTTCTACATCTTCACCAACAGACTTACCACGAATGTTGAGGAATAAGTATTCAATATCAAACGTAGAAAGTTCTTCCACTTTTACGCCTCGGGTAAGGATGCATCCACTGATAACATCTTTTACAGCACTGGCGATAGTAGAACTATCTTCGCTTTCCATAGCGATAATTAAAACTTTCTCTTCTTTAACTAAGAATGGTCTATACTTGACCTTTTTCTTAGTGGAAGGAATCACCAACTCATAAGTTGGTGTGGCAATCTTGGGTAAAGGCATTACAATCTATGCACATCAGTAAAATTATTTATCAGCTTATTCTACCGTTTGCTGAACCACTTCCACTTGATGCACGAATACCTTCAGAAATTATGAGACCGTTACCATTTAAGAATCTGCCATCAGCAATCAAGTTTGAGAATGCATCGCGTGATTTGGGCGGTACCATATCTCTTGGCAACTTGTTGAATCCATTAATATCATCACGACCATCAAGATTCTTATCTCTATAAGTTTGAGCAAATGATTTTTCTGCCCTCGCTGCAGATGCTTCATCATTTTGTGATTCATCAAAAAATTTGTCAATCGATCTAGATCTTCCAGCAATGTGTCTGTCGTATGCAAATTCTACAGTTGCTCTTAAAAGTTGAGATCCTTGATATGAAACCTGTGTAGCATTCAATGTTTTTGGAAACAATCCTATGTATTTGTATTCAGTATAGTTTTTATAATCTCTTTCAAACTTTACAACTCTAGTTTCATCGCACTTATATTCAACTGGATATCTCATTCTTGCATAGTATCCATGTGCCAATGGATCTGCGGATTCACCTTCAATTCTAGATCCACTATTCATATATTCGATCCAATGTTCAAAGAATTTCAGTGATTTATAATCTGTATCAACATAGAACTCCATTGTAGTTGACGTGAACATCCGAGTATGTGCCATATTTTCGACAACACCCTGATAGTTTCCGACAATGTTGGTAAGCGCGTGAGTGCTACCAGGGAGAGATGCAGAGGAGCACAGCAACGCAAGTTGATCTTCAGCAAACCTATTGCTTATACCCTTCCTTTTTAGGTAAGTCATCAATCCTTGACTCATACCTCCAAAAGTAACCACAAAATGAGAAGTGGTTGCAACATTGGATAAAGTTGGTTTAATCTGAGATATCTTTTTCGGAAATGGTCTAGGCACTCTAAATACTCTTAGGTGATTGTTTAGTTATTTAGATGTCATATAAGGGAAAATACAAACCATCTTATCCTAAGAAATATAAGGGTGATCCGACCAATATTATATACCGTTCTCTCTGGGAACGCAAGTTTATGGTCTATTGTGACAACAATCCAAGTATTATAGAATGGCAGTCAGAAGAGTTTTGTATTCCATATCGTTCTCCTGTTGATAATAAAATTCATCGATACTTTCCAGACTTCTTCATTAAGTACAAAGATGTAGGTGGTAAAATTAAATCATCTTTGATTGAAATCAAACCAATGAGGCAGTGTTCTCCTCCACCCAAACCAAAAAGGCAGACAAAGAAATACTTGAACGAGGCATTTGAATATGCCAAGAATCAAGCGAAGTGGAGAGCAGCACAAGATTATTGTGCAGATAGGAGATGGGAGTTCAAAGTTATGACTGAAAAAGAATTAGGTATCAAGTAATGGCAACCAGACCCACAGATACAGACAGTAATGTAAATAGGGTCCGTGGTATTGCCGATGATATCATCGGAATAAAAGATCCTGATGATATTATGATTGCATTGCTTGAAGTTCTTACAGAGCAACCGAAAACATCTGTTCAACCAGGTCAGATATACGTCTTTGTATATAATGCAAAGACACCCCAACTAAGGTACGATCAAAATCCTTTCGTGGCAGTTACAGATATTATGCCTTGGGGTTTCCGTGGAATCAATTTTCACTGGGATGAACCTAGACAATATACCTGGGCAGAAGTTGCTGGTGGAGTGTACAGAGTGTACCCATCAGAGGTAAAAGATTTATCAATGATCCCTTTTGGCAATTTCCAGCTAAATACTTGAAAAGTGTCTGATAGATGGCTGCGAGTAATACCAGTTCTTTAAATCTTGGTGGTGATGATGGGATGTTTAATATCCCAGCCGAACCCACAAAAGCAAAACAAACACAGAGGACTGCAAACTCAACTGAGAATGCATCAAACGCTGGTGGCAGAGGGGACGTAAATGGAAATCCCAGAAAACCTCCTGGACAAGAGCACTCTGGTGTGGTTTACAGATATCCACGATCAAGGTTTCAACCTGGTCAAGATATGGTCAAGATTGATATCTTTGAATATGATAAAACAGAAAATCAACAATTTACTTTAGGTTCTATTATAGGTAATGCTATTGGAGAACCATATTCAGCACCGACAGGGAAAAAAGATGATGATGGTAATCCAATAACTCGGTTACAACAGAATATTGATTTAAACAAATTAAATATACCTTCAGCAACACAATCTTTCTTAGCAAATAAATCAAAACTAAGAAAGAATCAACGCACAATATACTTACCAATACCCCAACAAATTAGCGATAGTCTTCGTGTAGAATATGCAGAAGATAGATTATCTCCACTTGCAGCCGCTGCTGTAGCAACTGCCAATTCATTAATGTCAGCAGATGGTGGTTCCATCTCTAAAGTAAAAGATTTTGTTGGTAAGGTTACAAGTGGTCAGTACAAGTTTGAAGGTATTGGTACTGAAGGTATGAATTCTTTGAAAACTGGATTAGCAGCATCTGCAATTAGATCATTAGGTATGAATGTTAGTGCTCAAGGTCTTATTTCAAGAGCATCTGGTCAAGTATTACAATCCAATCTTGAACTTCTGTTCAGTGGTATGGCATTGAGAACATTTCCATTTATTTTCGATTTTGCTCCTAGAGATGAAAAGGAAGCAGAAGAGGTAATGCGAATAATCAGAACTATCAAGATGGCAATGACTCCAAGTGGAAGAGATAGTGTAATGAA